GCTGATAAGGCTCGTTGTGATGCACAAATTGCAAGTGCGAAAGCACAAAGTGATGGATTAAAGGCGGCGATTGCTGATCACAAAAAACTTTAAATAATAAATCATAAGGAGATTGCTATGCCGAAAAAAGAAAAAGAAACGGTGAAGAATCAAACAGTAAAATACAGAGGTGAGGAGTATGATGTTACTAAATGGGATGAAAACCAGGTAGACGATTACAACCACATCGGTGATTTGGAAGTAAAAATTAATCGAGCGGCCTTCAATATTAGACAGCTTAATGGCGGCCTGACATATTTTCAAAATAAATTAGATAAATCTTTAACAAGCGAAGATGATAAAAAATGAGCGAAGAAATAACACTGGCGGTACTCGCTATCGTTGGTGGCCTTATAACATTTTTACAGAAAGTTCTGTACAATCAGGGCAAGACATTATATGATGTAATAGTCAAATTGATTGATAGGCACAACAAGTCGGATGCGCGTATGGAGGCAATGGCGGATCAACTTTCAGCTGCGGCGGATCGCCGGCATGAGAAACTCGTAGATGAGATGAATGACACGACCGATACACTAAATTATATAAAAGGCCGTATAAATTCAAAAGGTGATTAAATTTTGATATGAATATTATTGCCCAGCTGGTATCAACCCTTCTCGGAACCGCACTCCTTGTGCAATCGGATAGTGGCTCTACCGATCCTTATCAGCTGGGCATAGCTTTATAAGATGCCTCAAAAGAACAGACAACTTCCTGTTCATAAATACCGGGAATCGGTGATGGTTGATCTGAAGTATATACGCGCGATGGTTAAAAAGAATGAAGATCAACTTGAAAAGATCAATGGCAGGGTCAGGGAGACAGAGAAGGGCCTTGAGATGTTGAAGGGGATTGGGTCCGTTGCTGGAATTATTTTTGGCGCTTTCATAGGTTGGTTATTTAAAACTAAATAGGAGTATACAATGGAATGGTTATCATGGTCTAATGGCGCATATCTGATGGCGGTAATTGTTGGTGCCGGTATCACATTTGCCGCAGCGAAGTACAAAAAATTATTATCTGAAATAAAGGAAGCACTAAACGCTTATCACGAAGCCGCAAAGGACGGAAAAATCACCGACCAAGAGCGCGATAAAATTGTGAAAGAAGTATTAGACATAGCACAGGCCGGCATTAAGATATTCTGGCGCTGGTAGCGCAGTATAGTCCATGTTTGAAGTATGCAGGCATCGTGAAGGTATCTGTACATTTGCCGCCACTTCCACATACGATCCGTACACGGGTAAGCCTGGTATCCTGCCATATACATTCTGTGGTCAGGCCAATGGCGCCGATACGCGGGTAGCTAAACTTGATAAGTGCTGGGAGGGTATGTCGAAAGGCGAACGCACCAGGCACGCAAAGGAAAACACTAATGAGGCCATGTCCAGGCAGGGTTACTCCTACAATAAAACCAAAAAAATCTGGGAAAAGATTATATGAGTCGCCGATCCAGGACCATTTCAAAACACGACCTGGTACGCGGCATAAAGAACCTTACCAACTCGATTCAGGCCATTGTTCACAGGCTGGATCTATTGGAAAAGAATTTTGGTCATTATGTCGAAATGAAAGGTGATGTGAACATATTAAAAGATTTTCGAGAAAATAAACACAAGGGTAAAATAACATGGATGCAGCGTTTGAAGAATATATTTCGCGGATAATAGAACGAGAAGGCGGATCAAGGATAACGCGCGATCCGGATGATCCTGGTGGGACCACTCGTTATGGAATAAGTCAGCGCGCCCATAAGGATGTTGATGTTGAGAACTTACAGTATCAACAGGCGGTTATGATCTATTACGATCACTATTATAGGCCGTCCAGGGCCGCGAAGTTACCAGCCAATATACAGGAGCAATACCTGGACATGGTTGTAAATATAGGATACCCGAACGGCGTTAAAGTATTGCAACGGGCCACCAATGCAAAAGGAAAGGCCAAACTTGTGGTTGATGGCAAGATTGGGCCAAAGACGATAGCAGCTGTCAAGAAAAGCAAATTGGAATCAGGCCGGCTTGCGGCTTATCGTATTAGGTATTATGTAAAGATATGTGAAAGGAAGCCAAAACTTTACAAGTATTATTATGGCTGGTTCAGGCGCACTATAGAGATTTAGGCGCAAAATTGTGGGTACCCTGTCTACTATAAGGAAGGGTTGGCTGGGTGAGAGCAGGGTAATTGCGGACATAATCAGCCAGGGTTATGATGTATATGTTCCCGTTGTTGATGACGGCGGTGTAGATTTAATTGTAGAAGCAAATAACAAATTTCACAGGGTCCAGGTCAAATCATGTCAAAAATTAAAGACCAAGACCAGCATTGAAGTGAATATGGACAAGCACAAGGATACCGGCAGGGTTGATATAGTTGCCGCGTATTACAGCCCTAAAGACATATTCGCTTATATCCCCTATAACAATCAATCAAGAATAGTCCTGGCGCTGCACACCGCAAAGAACAACCAGGAGAAACATCGTATATGGTTTTATGAATACATGGAATTTCCAGTGTAAGGTTATACTTTATATATAGATTTCGCACAATATATTAGCAGAAACCGATATTTCTCCATAAATTTGGGGCAAAATCAAGGTATATAATATGATTATAAAAGCATCAGGCGTAAGAAAACTGTTCAATGAGCGCAATGTGCAGATCAGTGATGACGCGGTAAAGACGATCAATGAGATCATGGAACGCGATTTACGAAAGATGGTTGCGCGTTGTGTTGAAGGCAATGTCAAAAGGCTGACACCGGACATTATTTATATAGCGCTTGGAAATTTGTTTAACACGCACAAGGAGTAAACAATGCAAAATAGAGAAGAGTTCCTAAAGGAACGAAAGGCCGGCCTGGGCGGGTCGGACATTCATCATCTGTTTAATTCACAGCCCTATGGTTGCGCCCGAAAGCTGTGGTATGACAAAACGGACCAGGAACCTGATTATCCTGTGGTACAATCAAACATAATGACCAGGGGCCACAAATTAGAACAGTTGATCAGGGATGAGTATGTTGAAGCGACAGGGCGCAAGATTCGCCGTGTCAATCGTATGCTTGTCAATAAAGAACATACCTGGGCCATGTGCCACCTGGACGCGGAGATTCTTACTTTTGATGATCGCGGTACCGGTGTCCTGGAATGTAAATCTGTCGGTAAACAGATGTATTACAAAATACAGGAAGAAGGTATCCCTGATTATTGGATATGGCAGATACAGCACTACCTTATGGCAACAGGTCGCAAGTGGGGCAGTTATGCGATCCTGTGGGCCGATAATTGGGAGTTTAGCTATTTCGATGTTGATGCCGATCCCGTGTTCTGGCAACAGATTAAAGAAACGGGAGATAAGTTCTGGAGGATGGTTAAGAATGGTCCCGCACCTGAAAGGCTGGACATTAAAGACAAACGCTGCACCCTATGTGAATTTCGCAACACCTGTCATGGTAGGAAACTCATGGCCCTGGTTCCGGAAGAAACGGAGAGTGCGGAGTATGATGAATCTTTTGATGCGCTATTGAACGAATATGCTTCATTAAAGGAGATTCTGGAAGAGGCGGCTGACCTGGTTAATACAAAGAAAAAAGAGATCACGGATCAGCTGGGTGATCGGGTTCTGGTGGATTGTAATGGTTTTCGCTTGTATTACAAACCGATAGAATCCACCCGTTTCAAAACTACGGCCTTAAAGAGCGATAATCCGGAGTTGTACGATAAATATGCTTACAAGAGTGTGAGCAGGCCTTTCAAAATAAGATCAATATAGGAGATTACTATGGCAAACAACACAAATGTAGCGGTTCAGGATTTCGAGTTTTCACAGAGCGAGATCGAAACCATAAAAGAAAATGTCGCCCAGGGCGCCACAGACAATGAGTTAAAATTGTTCTTGTATCAATGCAGCCGAACCGGCCTTGATCCATTGAGTAAACAGATTCATTTCATCAAGCGTGGCGGCAGGGCAACGATCCAGGCAGGGATAGATGGTTTGCGCGCCATTGCAGAGCGCACCGGCAAATATGCTGGCAATGACGATTACATCTATAACGACACAAAAACGATGTTTGAAATGGCGGGTGAAGGTCCACCTAAAACAGCAACAGCAACAGTACACAAAATTGTTGATGGTGTCAGGGTAGAGTTTGCCGCAACGGCTCTATGGGATGCGTATTGTCCACAGGGAAAAGAATCTTTCATGTGGCATAAAATGCCCTATCTGATGCTGGGTAAATGCGCGGAAGCACTGGCCTTGCGTAAAGCCTTCCCTAATGATCTGTCAGGTATCTATTCAACTGATGAGATGCAACAGGCTGAAGCTATCCCTATCAAGAACGGTGATGATAAACAGGACCAGGGGCTGAAGTCCAAAACAACGGACAAGGCACAGGCACTCAAGGAAAAGGTTGCCCAGGCCAAGAAGGAACAGGCGCCTAAAGAAGAAGAAAATAATGATGCTTATACTGTCAACAGGGCCAAGTTACTTCAAAGCAACAGTGGCGGTGAGGGTGATCCTATTCCTGGACCAGCGCCAATAACAAATGCAATGACGGATGAACAGCGGGAAGAGATTATCGAACTCTCAAGCCACCCATCCTGTAAAGATGTTAAAACAGCGGTTGATACCTGGCTGGCTATCAGTGTGGAGAGTCATACATCGGAAGCAGCTGACGAGACTATCAATAAGCTAAAGGCTAAAATTCAGGAATGAGGTATTACGAAGTATCGGTCAGGACTTGGGTATCTGCCGATTTCAAGTCATTGACACAGGAAGGGCAACTATTGTGGCTGTTCTTCC